AGGTAAATTGAGTTCGCGCCCTCGTTCACGATTTCCAGCCCGTTGCGACTGGAGTTTTCTTTGACGATTTCGGTGCTCGACGTTTTGACTTTGACTTTCCCGCTCGCCAAGGCTTCATTGACTCTGTTACCGATAACGGCCACTTACCACCCGCTTTCTACGACGAGACCGGAACCCTGCAGCGTGGAAATGCCCTGCGGATACCGCCAAAGCACCGCACCGTAACGCCAGAGCTGGATTCGGGCTTGCAGTGTGCCCGACGTTACATCCGTCATTACGCGCGTTTTCTCCACGCCCTCGAAGATCATTTGGTCCGACGGACGAATGGAGATAATCACATCCTGATTTTTACCGACGCCTTCTTCCGTGGGGATCGCATCATCGCAATAGATAGGCCAGCCCAGGAGCGGGGGCACCGAAGTCGGCACTTCGTCATCCATTAAGTGCGGATAGAGCGGGACTGGCTGATGTCCTGGAACCGCCAGTGGCAGTCCCGAGAGATCCTGCGCCGATCCGAGCCATGCCCAGCGCGCGGTCCGCATCAGCCACACCTCGGGCGGCATATCCCGCTTATCGCCGAGTTTCGCCGCAACCTTCCCGAGTTCGCGGAACATTTCAACGCCCGAAGGAGAACTGGCGGTGTATTCCTGCTTTGAAGCAGCGAAGGTGCCGGTGGTCGGGAGATTCAAGAGACCTAGCATCTCTTGGAATTCTTTGCCTTTCCCGACAATCAGTCGTTCCTCGATGCGCTGATCGTAGGACTCGTGAAGATCCTTCAGAATCGCAAAGTCCATACCGGGGGCTGCTGATTGTTCCAGTAGTTGCATCGAAATGTCCTGCATGCCATCCGTTGTCGTGACCCACGATTCCACGAGATTATCCACGAGGTCTTTGTCCTCAACCGGGGTTCCATCGATGTCCTCTTCCGTCTTTGTCGCAGGAGCAAGGGCTGGCAGCTTGATTTCGGAAACCCCAGGCTCAAGGAGGAAGTTCTCAATCATCGCGGAAAGAACGCGCTTCGGACGGCGGCCAGTCGCGAAATACTCGATAGCCCAAAGCGGCGGGCTGAAGTAGCCACCTTGGCCATCGGTTCGAGTCGGGTTTACGCGACGCTCCATGCCCTCGGGTTCACCTGCGAGACGCTTTTCGAGCCTAGGAACCTCGACTTCCATCTCCCTGCCGTGACGCTGGAGTCGTTCTTCGGCAGCGGCGTCGTTGTTGATCTCGACCATCGCGCGGTCTTTGAAGTAGCTGTGTTTCGAGTAGCGGTGCTGGTAGGTGAGCGGCTCGCGCTTGACTTCGAGGCGCTCACGACGCGCGACACCCTGGGCCTTGAAGCGCTCGTAGCGTTCGTTCCACTTATCGGCTTCGGCGAATAGCGGCTCGGGACCCAAGGTTCCCGCCGCTCGTGTCTCCGTAGATTCGACAGCTTTGAGCGCCTCGTCGGCAAAGTGGTCGCGCTGTTGGCGCGCGTGCTCGGCGAGCTTCTCGGTGTTGGTTGGTGCCATGATGCCTCGTTTCTTCGGCCGTAGCCGGTTGACGCCCGTGGGCGGTGATTTTTTTGCTGTTTTGGCGCAGTGACGCAGTGCTTGGATTTGAGATCCAAATTGGCGTGAACTCTTGACGAATGCGATAAAATTTGCTAGGCTTTATCTCATGCCAGCACGAAATAATGAACCTAAAATTGGTTGCGATGTGGAGGGCTGTGGAAATCCCCACATCGCCCAGGGCCTTTGTAGCAAGCACTACCAATGCTTCAAGAAGCACGGCGATCCGCTCTACAAGCGCCCCAAGAAACCGCCCGTTGAATGCAGCATCGACGACTGCCATAAAGACCGCGTGGCGAAGGGCCTATGCGCCAATCACTACCAGCAGCTTCTTAATCGAATCAATCCCAGACAGCTACGCCCAGGAAGAAAGCATTGCGTTGTTGAGGGCTGTGAGAAGCCGACACACGCCAAAGGGCTATGTGCAATGCACGAAGCTCGCAAGAGACTACACGGCGACCTATACCACGAGCGCTGGACTCCACCCGCGACCTGCGAAGCCGATGGATGCAATGAACCGTACTACGCGAAGGGAAGGTGCAAATTGCACTACAGCCGGGAGAGAACACAGCGCAAGCAAAGCTTAAGACACGGAATTACCGAGGAGCGTTATCTTGAACTACTGGCACAGCAAGGGGAGAAGTGTGCAATCTGCGAAACGACAGAGCCCGGAGGTAGGGGCCGCTGGTGTATAGACCACGATCACGAGTGCTGCCCAACTGGTGACGGCTCGTGCGGGAGAGCTGTATCCGTGGACTTCTTTGCGCATCGTGCAATACGGGGATCGGCATGTTCAAGGACAGCCCCACAGCGCTTCGAGCTGCCATTAAGTACCTAGCTACCCCGCCTGCGAAGTTCCAGTGCTTCTAGTTTCTGCCTTGCACGCTTTGTGAAGTCACCATCGTCGAGAGCAGAACGGCCGTCCGTCGCCGCCGAAACGATTGGCGGACTCGTGCTTCCGTCCGGTTCGGAGTTCGCGTCACTCTCGTTCGGCTTGTCGGGATTAGCGACACCAAGAAGCTGTGAAAGCATAGGCTGAATTTTGTCGAGATTCTCATCTGCATTAGCGGTCAGAGAGAGAACTTCCTTGAGTGTGTCAACATTCTGCGAGGAAAGAACACGGCCCGCTCGCTGCTCTTTCGCAACATACTCGTCAATTGCGCCATTGAGTGAGCGCATTGCCGAGGATGTTGCGGGGTTCGCCCCCTGCACAACAACACTAACGTCCCCCTGGGTTATCTCGACTTGGGTCAACGTCCTTTCACTGAAATCATCACTCCAATCCTGCTCAATTGCTCGGAAAGCGAAACTTAGCTGTCCGTCGAGTGAGCCGGTTTCCATCTTTCTCTTGAGAAGCTGGGCGTCAGGATCGAGCGGGTCGAGAGTCGCCTCCATATAAAGTCCGCGCGTGTGTTCCTCAAGCAGGAGGGTTCCAGCCTTCGTGCGCGCAAGGGGAAGCCCACTACCACCCTGGCCGTGTTCGAGGTTCAAAACCACATCAGGATCGTTCTTGAGACTGCGACGAAAAGCACCGCGAGCCACAACCTCGATATATGCCGAGCCTATTGGGTAGGGGGTTTCGGTGACGCTCGGGTATCCCGTGAGCGTCCAGCCACCGTCCTTCGACTCGCGAATTTCCATCGGCTCGGGGAGCTTGTCAGTAGGCACCGTGTGCGGTGCTCTCAGCTCCTTATCACTGAGCTTTTCGGCTACCGCCTTACGCCACTCGAACTGCTCGTCGGTTGCCTTTTCCTCTTTAGCAGCGACTTCACCAGTGCCGTTGCAGTCAGGGCAGTCGGTTGAGCCTTCGTTGATTTTGCCCGAGCCGTTGCAGGTGGGGCAGCTTTCCATGTCGGCGCGTGTCTCGATTTCCTCGTTCTCGGCAGAGCGCCAGCTTTCGGGCAGCTTGTCCGTGGCACCAAGAGCAGAGGCACGCTTCTTGATGTAAGCCTTGACGGCATCTCTCACCGCATCGGGGGCACGTCCGAGGGCCTGGACCGCGTTGGAAAGATCGGCGGCGTTCGCGATCGGAAACGAGAAGTGGCCGTCGGGGTTTTTGAAGGCTTGGCCCTTTTTGCCGAGCGCTTCGACTTCGGCCGTTGTGTAGCGGGCCTCGTATTCGCGGAGTTGGGCTTCCTGAAGGGCCACACGGGCTTCCAGCTCGCTCTCGGTGATTTCGTCGCCCTGAGGCGTCTCTGCGGGCATATTTCGCCTCCTAGGGCGTGTTTTTGCCGCCCCGGCTCCCCAGCGAGGTCGTGTTTTTTGCGATTTTTGGCGGACTCGGATCGCAAAAACCGAATCCAAATGACGTGGACCTTCGAGAAAAAGCTGCTATAGTTAGCCTTTGTAGGCCATGCAGACTGCGCGCTACCAAAGAAACCAACCGAAAGAGTGAGAGTTGACCTATGTCTAAACGAGGAGGGCAGCAAATGAGACGCTACCTACCGCTCCTTATCGCTGTGCTCACGCTCAGGGCGCTCTTGCTCCCAGCAACGGCGGAAGCACACGGCAGGCACTTCACCAGCCACGGTCCATCTACCAACCCAACCGCGCTAGCACTCGCAGCGGCCGAGAGCTACTGGCACGCCAAACCCTGCGGTGGCACAATCACGCTGGCCGTAGCTACTGCACCAAGCCTGCAGCAACTACCCGCCGTAGAGGGGAACGACGAAGGTGGCAATGTTTCGGCGTGGAGCACGTGGAGCAACCCCGGTGGCCCACCAGCCGATGACACTGGCTGCGTCATCACACTAAACCGGCAGGACTGGCCCAACTGGAAAGTGATGGACGAAAACTACCAAGAATATTGCGACGTTATGACGCACGAGGTAGGGCACTTCCTCGGCTACGAGGACGAAGCTACGACGAACCCCGAATCAATTGAGTATCCGATCATTGGCTATGAAAACATGGACTCCGTACCTCAGTGCCGTGGCATCACGCTTTACTACGGTCACGAAACTTTCCACGTCGAAAGCCCCGCAGAAGCCGAATGCGAAGAACGCGCACGGGAAGCTGCCCGAGCGGCGGGCAAGGAAGCGTGGGCGTCTTGTGTGATTAAAGGATGAGGTAAGACGTTTGTACTTCGACAGGCGTGGTAGCGTTTTTCCTCCATTCCCGCTACGCCCGAATCAATCACGCCCACGGCCGAGGCCGCTTTCGCCGAGCGGTCCTGAGCCCGGCGTACCGCCGCTGCCTTCGCCCTGACCTTCGGCTTCTTGCTGTTCCTGTTTTTCCTTGTTGTCTTTTTCTTCTTTGATGCGCTGAAGCATTGCTTCAAGTGGTTCCGTGTTGATCGGAGCGAGGGTAGTTTTGCCGATGCCTTTCGGCAGGGGCGGTTTACCCTCTTCTGCGCGAATCTCGTCCGCGTATTCGAAGCCGCCGAGAATACCGAGCGAGTAGCTCTGGTAACGTTCGAGCTTGTCGCCGCGCATTCTTTCGTTCACGTCGAACTCGACGAATTGGCCCTGGGGGTGCAGCGCCGTAAGAGCACGCTCGCCGCGCACGAGATACCCCGAGAGGGTATTCCTCACAAAGCCGGTCTCTTGACTCTCGATCCCTTTTCCCCAGCTCGTACTACGGTCAACGATGCCTATCATGTGGGGCGGCACGCGAAAAATCATTCCGCTGATTTCGCCCTGCGAGAACTGCCTGCTCTCAAGGAACTGAGAGTCCTCTGGCGTGATCGAGATTGCCTTGAACTCCGAGCCTCCGGTCAGAACGGCAGGCAACGAAGATTGACCGATCCCCTGGTGGGTTGACATCCACTGCCGCGCAAGTTTGATAATCTCGTCCTCATCCAAGTCGTCAGCAACCTGAATGACGCCCGAGGGCATCGCGGAGTTCTGGAACCACGCTGCGCCGTAGAGATCCTGGGCTCGCGCAAGGCCGAGCGAGTTGCGCAAGTATTCGACGGGATTCAGCCCAAGGAGAGCGCCGGGAACGCTCAGATACTTGACGTGGAAGACGTCTTTGTTCGGCACGATCTTACCGAGAAAGCGATACTGGATTTCGCCGTTTGGCAGCCTGCGCACGTTTGTTTGATCGGGATGGATCGGCTTGATCTGCGTCGCGTAAAGTTCGGAGTCGCGTTCGATGATCTGGCCGAAGAAATTTCCACGCAGCGCCATGCTGATCGTGTACTGCGTCCACCAGTCTGTCAGCGAAATCTCCGAGTAAGGTTCGGTGATGAGCTTCGAGGGCGGAAGCCGCTTGCGTGTGGGCGAGTCTTCGGAGTTGACGAGATGCAACGGGAGCGTTGAGACGGAATCGGCGAGAACACCCACCGAACCATAGACTGCCGCAACCTGCAGACTCGTCTTTTCAGAAACGAGCGTGCCCCCAACACTTCCACCTAGCATTCCATTACTTGGAACCTACGGAGGGACGCTGTTCCCCCATTCCGCGTAGGGTGACGCACCCCTAATCTCCGGTGCGTTCCTTATTGCGCGACGAAGCAACGACATCCCTCCAAATCACCCCCTCGTGGCATAATTTTGTGCTATAATTCCAAGCATGGTGTCTCCCAAATTCTGTAAGCGCTGCGGGCAGCCAGCTCGACCGGGGTCGGCGTGGTCACAAATCTGCGAAGACTGTTATGGCACGTGCCGTGACTGTGGCGCGCAAGCGGTTCCACGAAGGACAAAGGACGGTGGCTTCTTCACGAAATGCCGCGAGTGCATGCGCAGGGACAACAGAACTCGCGCCTGTTCTATCTGCGGTGGAGACAAAGAAGGCACCGTGAACCGCTATTGTGCCAAGTGCGAGCGAGATTACAAAAAGAAAAAACGCGAAAAAGACCCCGCTGGCGTTCTCAGGAAAGAACGTGGTTATTTCTTTAAGCGAACCTACGGAATAACACTCGATGAATACGACGAGCTACTTGCAAAACAGAGAGGCGTTTGTGATTGCTGCAAGGAGGCCCCACGAAATACCAACCAAAAGGACAAACACCTCTACGTCGATCACGATCACGCGACAGGAAAAGTGCGCGGCCTACTCTGCCATCGTTGCAACATTATGCTTGGAAACGCCCGCGAGAACATCGAGACACTCGAAAACGCCGTCATGTACTTGCTCAAGCATCGGTCTGATCCAACTTCTGATTCGTGAGCGGCTCGGCGCTCAGCTTACGCTTCGGTGGCTCGGGTTTCTTGAGGCGTGGAACCTTGACTTTCACGCCGTCCAGTGCTAGGCCGATGATGAGCAGGACGAAGGCGATAACTGCGAAAGCCGCCACTCGCCCCGAGAGTTCGTAAGCGGTGAGGATCGCGAAGGCGAAGCTTCCCAGCTCGAAGAAGTTGGAAATCATGCCTTAACTCCAACGTACGGCTCAGTGTGCGGCAATCCTAATGGTTGGCGCTTGTGACCTCCGTACTCGGCGTTTGCGTCAGTGAGTCGTTGAATCTGACAATCGATCTCAAGTCCTGAAATCTCGCGAGCGAGCGCCGAAAGCGCCATGTTCGCCAAAGTGAGGGCGCCATTCGTGATCCAGAGCCCGTCTCCACCGAAAATACGCTCGAATGCCTCGTCCTCCAGCATAATTCGCACGTCCACGTCGCGGAAGTCGGGCTTGTCAAGCGCCGAGCCAACGATATAGGGCGTCTCGCCGATAAGCTTCTCCACGACTTCTCCGAACAACCGGAGCTTGAATAGTGCCTTTGGCGACGGCAGATAATTGAATCGATCGTAGCCTTGATCGGTGCGTTTGCTCATAGTCTCAGAAACCCGCACTTGACCATCCATGCCAACTCGGCCTGCCCCTCGGGTGGAAGTTCGGCATAGACGCGCACGAAAATATCGATTCGTTCTGCTTCACGCTTTCTACGACGACGACGCCAAAAACCCATCATGAATCGTCGCCCTCCGGCTCAGGCTCAGCGTAGGAAACGACGACACGGCCCGTTGACGCGGCCAGCTCGCAAAGCTCCTCGTCGCTCATTGTCTCGTTTATCACGATTACCGCAAGCTTTTTGTGGGTCATGCTGGGTTAGCAGTTCGCTCGACGCCCCAGGCTCGAAGTAGTGCAGCAAGCTTCATTCGTAGTTTGCGCCTCATTCACTCCCCCAGTTGCTTTTGGATTAGCTCAGCCGCTCGATCCAGATTGCCTTTCGGAATCCGCTGCGACAGAAGCGGGTGATCCTTGGTGCCGATCGTCAACGTCGTGAGTTCGCGGTAGGTATTGCCGCCTGCGTCCTTTTTTAGGCCACCTACGTGGAGTTCTACGTAGCGACCGTAGTTTCGGCAGGTTTCGCAGAGGGCGTTGAACTTGGGCCATCTATCGCTGAATTCCTCGGCTACTGGCAACGTACGTTCCACTCGTCGAGTACGACCGTGAGGAAAGCGCACTCAGCGAGGTTGCTGTCGAGAATGTCGAAGCAGACGACCGTCGGCGTGCCCTGGTAAATCATGGCGCTTCCGACCGGCTCTGCGCGCGCCTGAAGCGGCTGGCAGACGACCTCGACAGGCCCCTCGAACTCCAGCAAGCGCAGGATGCTCGGCGCGTCGTCACTGCGACGAAGGCGGTGGAGTGTGAGCGCTTCGTTCTTGCCGCCGCCCTCGGCTTTCTCGAAAACGAGCGCGTCATCGCCGTATTTGAGTGTGACGAGCATCATGTCAGTGCGGAGGTAGGTGGGTTTCGTGCTGCTGATCATGGATTTGGCAATCTCGCGGCCATCGAGGTGCACCGACGTCGTGCCCATCATGTTTTTCGGGAAGAATCTGCTCCCGTATTCTTCGAATTGCACGCTGCCCCCTTTGTGGCTTTTGTTACGAACGTCAGTTCGCGCTTCCTAAAGATTCGGCAACCGATGTTGCACGGCGAGTGCTGGCCTGCTAGGGTGCTTGCACCAACCGACCGAGGAGACCGAAATGCCCGACGCAGGACTCACCGCAGGAATCGCAATTCCCACTTTGAAGCTGCCTTCAGGCACGATAACGCTCACGATCGAGAACAACTCGAAGCCTCCCGCCGATCCGATCGCCGACCTTTACAGCACCTCACGTGAGGCCGAGAAGCTTGACGACCCCACCCGCCAGCAAATCGAGCGCTTCGCTCGGCAGATCGCTTTTGGCGGCGAGGACGGCGATACGGAGACCGAGTTCAACCGCATCTTCGATTACTCCTGGCGAGACGGCGCTTACGCCACGATGCGTGTTATCGACGAGTTTTTCGGCGTTTCGCTTGGACGCGGAATCGAGACGATGTTCGGCGAAGAACCACCGCGCATGATCGACATCGATGTTGGCGTGGACGAAACGGTGCAGGTTCCGTGGGGCAAGCTTGAGATTCCCTCACTGGACCGTGCCGAGCTGATGACAAGTGCTCACGGCGGAAAGCTTCGCCTCGCAATCAAAGCGCGACGCAAGCACCGCGAGAAAGTTGAAGCGTTCTTCGGGGCGATCGAGGCGTTTTTGAAGGAGCACTCGATCTACCACGGGAAAGCGACCGTTGGAATCCGGGATCCTTCGTTCCTCGACGCCGAGAAGATCGACCTCGACGCCGTGGTTTACTCCGACGAGGTGCAGGAGCTTCTCGACGGCACGCTCTGGTCCGTTCTGCGCCACACAGACGCGATGCGGGAGATCGGGCTGCCTCTGAAGCGCGCGGTGCTGCTACACGGGCCTTACGGCACCGGAAAGAGCCTCACGGGCCAGCGCACGGCGCGTATCGCGGTGGAAAACGGCTGGACATTCATTTCCGCCCGTGCTGGTGAGGACGAATTGAGCGGTGCGCTTGAAATGGCGCGGCTCTACACGCCCGCTGTGGTGTTTTATGAGGACGTTGACACCGAAACCGAACCCGACGATGATGGCGACGAGGTTTCGAGGCTGCTCGACGTTTTCGACGGCATCACCGCGAAGGACAAGGAAATCGTCGTCGTCATGACCACGAACCACATCGAGCGGATTCACAAGGGCATGCTGAGGCCGGGACGCCTCGACGCGCTTGTGGAGCTTTCCGCACTCGACCAGGGGGGCATCGCGCGCATTATCGCCAAAGCGGTTGACAGCGAGCGCCTCGGAACCCTCGATTTCATGGCAATCGCCGAGGAGATGGAGGGCTTCACGCCCGCGTTCGTGCGCGAGGTCGTGACTCGGGCCGCATCGGTAGCGCTTTCGCGCAATGATGGCTCGGTGGACTTCGTTCTCAACACGACGGATCTCATCACGGCAGCGAGGTCGCTTGCACCCCAGCTTGAGTTTATGGCTGGCGCGAAAGAGGACGTTATGCGCTCGTCGCTTGAGGGCAGCATGGAGCGCCTTGTGCGCACCGCGCTCGACGGCGGCAAGATCCTCGACTACGAAGGCGCCAAAATCGAAGAGTACGGCATGAAGCTCTCGCTGAGGGGAGACGAGTAAATGTTCGTTATCATCGCTTTTGGAGCTGGGTACGGCATCCGCGCATTGAGAAGGAAATGAGATGCTGCTCTGGCTGATACCGACCATCGTTTACGCGCTTGTCGCGTTGGTGACGTGTCGCTTGTTGACGGGCCACTTCGCTTGGCATTGGGCCGTTCAGAAAGCAGAGCGTGAAAGGCTCCGAGACCTGAGTTACCCCAACTTCCCGATCGCCGGAACCGAGACACCGAGCGGGGAACAGTGGTTTGGAGCCTTTTGCGTGGCTCTCGTTATCGCAGTGGTTTGGCCAGCAGCGCTGGTTTTTACGCGCGTTCCCGTCAAGATCGGCGCAGAGCGAGAGGCAGAACGCAGGCAGATGGCCGCCCGCATTAGGGAGCTGGAGCGCGAGGCTGGCCTGTGAACTCCGAAATCCAAACCTACCACGAGAAGCGGCTTCAAGCCATCGAGATCACGCGAAAAGCACTGGAGGAAATGCTCGTCGAATACCGCAAATTTCGCGACGAGGCAATCCGCGAGGCGGTTGACGCGGGCCTGACGCAGACTTCCGTCGCGGAAGCCGCTGGCTTGACGCGCTCTCGGGTGGGCGAACTGACCGAATCTCCGATGCTTGCTATACAATTCAGCAGATCGCCAACGAAGACGAGAGTGACCTCCACGAGCTTGTGACGATCCTTCGCGATGTTGTTACGAAGCCTGGACCAGATGCGAAAATGAAGGCGATCCAAGTGCTTCGCAGATACGAAGGAATGCCGTGAGGCATGACTTACCGCGAGTTCGTCGAATACGCGAAGGATTCCGTCAGGAAAATCGGCGAGAGCTTCAAGGACCCCGAGGACGATTGGGAGCCCGTTGCTCTGATCGAAAACAGCGACGGAAAGGCGATCATCGTGGCCCTCTCAGCACCGAAGGAGATTTGGCCAATGGCCGTTGGCGCGATCGTCCAGCAAGAAAGGGCGACGAAGGTTGCGCTCATTACTTCCTCGTGGGGCCTTGAATTCACAAGCTCCGAGGAGTACGATGCCTACATGGCAGATGACGACGCGCCTTCTCCGAGCAAACACCCGAACGGCGTGGAGCAGGTTGTCGTCAGCGTTTTCGACGCCGAGCGCGTTGAGGCTTGGAGCGCGAAGATTCTGCGGGACGGAGAGCAGCCGCCCGTGCTGGGCGAGTGGGGCTGGGGTGGGGCTGATCCTTCGGGGCGCATGATTGATCCGATACGCGCGGCGATGCGATGATTTGCGACGGCCGAAGCAATGAGGGCACGATCTGCGAGCGCGTGATGGGCCACGAAGGGTGCCACGAGGGATTCGTGGATGGCGACTCTCGCCGCTGGTGGGAGCCCGATCCCGGTGTTTATGAGGCGGCAGAACTGGGCGAATGGCGCCCGTCGAGCGGTTCGGTGTTGCGGATTCCCACAAAGGACGGACGGATCGTCGTCATGGAGTCCGACACACCATGAGGCACCGCTGGCCTTGGAGTCTCGCGGCGCTTTATTGTGCCCAGTTGCTCTTCTCGCTTGCGGGACTTCACGGAGCTTGGCTGCTCTGGCTCTCGGAGATCGCGTTTTTCTGCGCGTGGATGATTCCGAATTGGAAGGACGCTCCAGGCGAGTGGCGCATAAAATGCTGGCGCGCTCGGGTTTTTCGCCCCAAGAAGCAATACGAACTTTGGGAGTCCGTCGCCCAGCACAACGCTCGAAAGTTCGGCATCATCAGGCTCCCCGTGGATGGTTACGGCTGGAGGAGGCCGTTGCCGTCGGATTACCCACTGCCGGACATCGAAATCGAGGGAGAAATCAAAGTTTGCGAAATCCTCCGGACACGAAGTGGATACGCGCTTACGTGGGCCGCTGGTCCTCCGCGTCCTCGTGGTCGGCGAAAACTGCCGCAGTGGCGATTCGGTACGGCCAAGGGTCTACTCGGGATGAACTGATGCGAGGTTACTTCGGCATTGGAATCGTGGATGGCAAGAGTACGCAGAACGTGGGCGGACTGTGGCGATCCGCACATGCTTTTGGAGCCTCGATGATTTTCACGATCGGCTTCCGACCGCCACGCCAACCAACCGATACCACCTGCGCTGCGAAGCACGTCCCGCTATTCCACTACGCCGACTTTGAGGATTTCGAGGCGCACATTCCCGCAGGCTGCAGACTCGTGGGAGTTGAGACCCGCGATCCGTTTGGCTACCGCTCGTTCGAGCTTCCGGCTTTTGCTCATCCCGAGCGCGCGCTTTACTTGCTTGGCGCCGAGGATCATGGACTCAGCGAGACGATCGTAGGGCGCTGTCATGCTAGCGGCGGCTTGGTTACGATTCCTTCGTCTCTCTGCTTGAACGACGCGATCAGCCAGTGGCTTCATTTTCATTCCTTCGCTTCGAGGGTTTCTATCGCTTTTTCGTAGCGGGCTTTGAGCGAGGCCCACTCGGGCCTTGTCGGCGTGAGCCAGCCATCTTCCCCTTCGCCGGGGTTGGGGGTCTCGGGCATCCGACTGAGGTTGTCGCGCAAATCCGCCAGCTTGACCTCGCGGGCGAGCAGTCGGGGGGCAGACGGACGGCGTGGGATCTCGCCGGGCGCGTAATCTCGACCGATCTGCTCGATGTAGGCCGTGTAGCTTTCGTCGGGAATGCGGGTGAGGTAAGCGATGGCCAAAACCTCGTCGGGGCCGAGGTCGGCCTCGCCTTCAAGCTCTTCAAGGTTTAACTCGCCGTCCTCCAGCACGTCGTGTAGCGCCGCGACGACCTTCGCCTCATCGCTTACCGCTTCGACTACGCGAAGAACGTGGAGCAGATACGGAGCGCCTTGTTTGTCGCGTTGGTCCGCGTGCGTGCGAATCGCGACTTGCAGTGCAGCGGCGAGATCGCTCATTCCGCCGTCTTCCTGATTTTCGCGGCGAAGGGGCTGCTGGTGCGATTCTCGGGGAGATTCTCCGGCAGCAAGTCGCTCTCGGGGCGTAGACCAGCGTCAACCTGAGCTTGAACGCGCTCCTGGCGGCAGTCGAGACACTCGAAGTCCTCGATTATCCCGCCTAGCGTCGCGAAGCGAATGAAACGGGCCGTGGGCTTGTTGCATTTGTAGCAAGCCATCCGGCTGATAGCGTCTTCGAGCTGCTCGTGCACCGTTTTGTCATTCATCGACGAGGCCCCGCGAAGGATCATTCACGCCCGTTGGGATGTGGTCGCGTTCGTGTACGACGAGCTGCTTGCCCGCGAGGACGCCGATGCTTACGCCCAGCGTAAGCGAGAGCGCGTCGAGACTACGAAGCGGACCGTCGGGGCGTTCATCGTGCCACGTTGTGCTTTCGATGAACTCCTCAAGCGCGCCCTTAGCGAAGCCCAGCTCCGCGGAGCCTGTGGCGTTGCCGACCATATCGGCGGCGGCGTGGAGGTGGTGGGCCTCAATCTTCATCGCGCCCAATCATAGCAGAACTCAGGCCGCGTCGTCCTCGCGTGGCATCTCGTCAGAATCGAGCATTCTCTCGGCGCCCCTCAGCGCCGCCGTCAGAAATCCCACCTGCTGCCACCGGGCCTCCATGCTCGCGCAGAACTCCAGGCACGAGAATTCCTCACCATCCCGATCAACGATAACCTCCGCTAGGAGCATCGTCTCGCCTACCTCGAAGTCCTCGCCGTAGCGTTCCTTCAAGTGCTCCAGAAAGCAGAGCGTCTCGTTGCCGAGCGATTCCGCGCTAGTGGTCGTTTCGTCCATTCTTCACCCCGCTACGAGAGAGTTTGACAGAGCATCGGCGAGATTTATGACGCGGGGGTTACGGCGCTTATGCGAAGCTGCACGATCGAAGGCCATCACCGCCGCTACCGCGAGGTCGATGCGCCTCGGAGAATGCTTCGAGTCCTTCGAAAGCCTCCCCCCACGCGAATCGACCTTCAGCACCGCGTTCTCGACATGCCTCGCGAGGTCCGAATTACCCGAGTGCGTCATCTGGCCGTTCATTACCGCCTCGTGGAAGCGGGTTGTGGCCGGAATCATGCGCATCGCGGTGTTGTGGGTGACTATAAAATCTTTCGTCACGTATAGCGCGCCCTCTACCGCGATGCAGCGCACCTCCGCTTCGCCACGCGGAACAACCGAAGTAATCGCTCGCGCTAGACACACGCCGTGCCACAGGCTAGCCTTACGAGTTAGTGCGAAGGGATTTAAGCTAGGGGGCATCGAAACGCTCACACGCCATGCGGGACGACGCATCTTCCCACTCATTGGTACGTCGTTAACACGGGCGATTCCACCAAGCGAACGAGTGAGGTATTGCACCGCATCCCGCAAGCCCGGCGCTGTCGTGGAGAAACTGGCGTGTCCATTCCGCGACGCGGTACCATCGGTATCCATAAGACCACGAAGCATTTCGAGACGCTGCTCGACGCTTCCTTCCAGATACTCGCGAGGAACAAACTTTTCTGGGCTTCTCAGCCCATACAGCCCAAGTTCCTTAACCTTCGTCGCAACGGGATTCCTAGCTGCACCTGGGGCACCCGAAAGTGCGAAATGAACATCGCTTCCCTGCGTCGTTACTCTGACTCCGTCTGGCAGTGCGTTCGCTACTCGACCCACAATCTCGCTATCATTCGACGTGAAGCGAGGGGTACCAGTAAGGAGAGATCCGTCGCCGAGCAGAACGCCCAGCAGATATGGATCTAGTGGCAGCTCGGCCATAGGCGCAGCGACAGCCTCCACGAGAGGCACGAAACACATCGATCCATTTCTGCACCGAAGTCCTCGTTGAATAATTTCCGCTAGGGGGCGAACAACCCCTGGCTGCTTCTTGTATCGTTGCTGCGGAGTAAAAGTCAACCAAAGGTGATCTTCGGTACAGCGCGTGCTTGTGCCATCCGAAAGAGTCACGTCGAAAATGGGCTTTACTCCCAAATCATAGGTCCCCTCGACTCGCTTCGGGAGGCCATCTTGGCCAATAATATAATCGCCAACACACAGAGCACCGATTTCTACCCAGCCCGTCGGCGTAAGAACCGCCTCGTCCATCGGCTGCGCTTGTGGGTAGTCCTCGATAGGCAAGCGCTCTTTCTCAAGGATCTGCAGGCTCCGAGCCCAGCGATACGAATCGCACGCGATCGACTTTACGCGCCATTTTTTGCATGCACGGCGGATTTCATCCTCGACTTCCTCGATTGGGACCTCCCAATCGGGCGGATCAGTGTCTTTTCGTTCCCAGAGCTTCACAACATCGAGATGAGGCACGTCGCCAATTTGCACAACGACCAGAGCAGTCGCGTCGAAGTTGAAAGAGCCGTCAAATCCGAGCGTTACGTCAGCATGGTCGGGAATTTCGCGTTCGTCGGTGCATTTTTTCCAGAATTCGGCAGGAATCCAGCGCTCAGCACCAGCCGCGACGACTTGATTGAGATAATAGCGCCTCGAAAGCCACTCCGGCGTCGTTGGATCGGCGATCTCCTCCATCAAACGATCCACATCGAGCCACGTTGAGTCGCCTCGCGCAACAATCAGGCCCGCTCTTACTGCCTCGTGGTCCGTGATATCGGCAATCGGGGGCGCCTCGACGGAATCGTAGTAAACTCCCGTCAACTTCCCCGCACGCCACGCCTCGTAAGTTTCCTCGGCGGCAGATTCCTCGCCTGGAAGGTGTGCGTTGGTGATTTCCATGACGCGCCCAGCTCCGTCGCGCGCCTTCGCGAGGTTCCGCTTGATAACCTGCGCCATCTCAAGCCCAGAGTTATTCGCAAGCCACAAATGCGGCTCGTTGGCAACGATAAGCGTGGCCCTGTTACCCTCAAGCGCCTTCGGCGAGGAGGTTACGGCCTGGATTTGCGCCGTACCACGCGCGTAAATGATCTCCTTGCCGATGTCGATCTTGTACTCTTTGATCGCCGCCTCACTAAAAAGGCTCGGGAAGAGCAGCATCGTGTTGCGCGTCTGAACCAGGTTCACTGCAGCGATTTGCACCCACGGTGCGGGGTGTTGAATCGCGATCGGCGTGCCGTCTTGATTCCAACCACCGAATCGACACGGGCCGCAAAGCTCTACGGCAGCGAGAGAAGCAAGGAATGGATCCTTGTCTTCGATAAACCCCAACCCTTCATTCTCCTGAGTACACCTCTGCGCGCAACGAAGCGCCCATCGGCATCGATCTCGAACCAGCGCAGCACGATGCGTGCTTGCTCATCGGTGAAGGTCCAGGGCTCACCGGCTTCTGGCCCGTCTGGCTGATTGAGCCAAGAGGCAGTCCACTCAAGTACGGACCAGCCGATGGTTCTATTTTCCTCAGGGGCGATGTCCGGCAATGACCGAATCGCCTCAGTGGGGGTTGGGATTTTTAGATCACCCCCCAGCGGCTTTACGATATTTCGCCATTAACGCCACGGCCGGAGGGGCCTCGGTGTTCTCCTCGTGCTCAAGGATGAGGCGTGCTCGGCGCCTGTCGCCCTCCGTCGCGAGCAGCGAGGACATGATGCTCATGATGACTGCGACGGCATTGGCGTTGAGCTTCTCGCCGTTTAGCTGACGCGAAAGCATCTCGCAAGCCACGGCCGCCATCTCCCAATCGCTCGGCTCATAGAACTGCGCTTGGCCCGATTTCGCCAGCGACTCGTAGAGCGCCCTTGCGCGCGGGTGCCAGTTCTCGTCGGAGCTTGGTGCGTCGGCGACGATCGACGTGACGGTCGCGATTTCAGGCTGGGAGTCCTTATTGCGCCTGCGTCGTTCCTCTGGGCGCTTCGGGATTGGACCAGGCATCACAGATTCCTTTTCGTGTGCTTTTTCGAGTTGCAGCGGCGACAGAGCACCGCGAGATTCTCGTCATCATTTGAGCCACCGAGGCTTTTCGGCGTCACGTGGTCGAGCGTAAGGGGATTCTCTGGCGTGGGCGCGTCGCCGCAATTTTCGCAGAAGCCGACTTTTCGCGTCAGGTTTTTTGATTTTCGCGCCCACGCAGAATCATAGCCGCGCTTGGCCGACGAGCCGCGCTTTTGCTCGCGCTTTTTTTTGCAGGCTACGCAAAAAGAGCCCGTTTTGATGACGACGCCGCAATCGAGACATGGACGTTTCACGAAAAACCCCGCATTTGCAGGCGTTTTGGGGGGGCAAAAAGGCGGAACCCGTACAGCGCTTTTGTGCACA